GGTGCCGACCTGAGCGGTGCCGACCTGAGCGGTGCCGACCTGAGCGGTGCCGACCTGAGCGGTGCCGACCTGAGCGGTGCCGACCTGAGCGGTGCCGACCTGAGCGGTGCCGACCTGAGCCGTGCCAACCTGAGCCGTGCCAACCTGAGCCGTGCCAACCTTGATAATATCAAGTATGATTTCTTTGGCCGGATGTTAATGCAAAAGCATGAAATACAGGATTTGAGAAAAAAAGTTATTTCAGGTGAAATAAATGGGTCATCATATACCGGAACCTGCGCATGTTTTGTTGGCACAATAGCCAATATAAAACATGAAGATTATGAAAAACTTAATTTAAAGCCTAACAGCAACTCAGCTACTGAACGCTGGTTTATGGGAATCAAAGAGGGCATGAAGCCAGAAACTCATAATATTTGCGCTATTACATTAGCCTGGATTGACGAGTTTTTAATGCTAATCAAAGAATCTGTTTAAGTTTTGCTAATTCTTAGCAGGCGCGTAGTCCCTGCGTTATGGGCTATTTAAAAACAAATCACAATGGAAAAAATCGCAATTAAAGTTTCAAATGAGTGCGAGTTTAAGGCGCTTATGGAGCATTATGAGGGGAAGGGGTTTAGATGCCCGGTTCACTTTGGAAAAATTGAGTACTCTGATGTTTACCAATACGTACCATATCATAATGATTACATAAGGCATTCCGATCAATCGGCTGAATTAAAGAGGGATTACACCATCATCCCCTTCCCCATCTTCGCCACAATAGCCGGGATTGAGTTTCGGGTGGAAGAGGTGGTGATTGAGCTTTCCAATGGCGATCTTGCTACAGTAAATAAAGATGGTGTTCGGTTTAATTTTGAAAGAACAACTGGAATGCGTATTACACAACATGAATTTGACGAAATTTACACCGCGTATAAATCGCTGGGGGAATAAAAAAGAAAAAGAATTAATTTACATAACTTAACAAAAATGAAAAATCAACAAATGACCGTTACTAACGGCGAACAATCCGCAATCAGCCAATTCTCTAATACAGACATTGACATTATTAAAAACTCAGTAGCAAAAGGCACGAGCGATGCGGAGTTAAAATACTTTTTGGCCGTTGCTGCATCTACCGGATTAAACCCATTTCAAAAAGAGATTTGGTGCTATAAATCCGGTAATGACATGCTGATCTTTGCAGGCCGAGACGGGTTTTTAAGTAATGCACAAAAGAAGCCTGATTTTAAAGGTATTAGATCTGCTTATGTTTGCGCGACTGACAAGTTTAAAATGAATATCGTTTCAGGCCATATCGAACATGAATTTACACAAGCAGACAGGGGCGCAATAGTTGGCGCTTATGCTGTTGTTAAGCGCGATGGTATGGATAGTTTTATCTCATGGGCTGATTTTAAAGAGTTCAATAAAGGCTATAACGCATGGAAAACAAATCCTGGCAGTATGATTAAAAAGGTTGCCGAAGCACACGCATTGAAGCAAGCCTATTCATTGAGTGGTATTGATAGCGAACATGACTACGATTTTAAACGCAACACTTTTGCCAACCCGGAAACAGAAGAAACCACCTTTGAGGAAATCAAAAACGAGGAGATCTCTGTCATTGTTGACGAGGCAATATTAACTGCAATTGAGGATGCGAAAACCATCGATGAAGTTACGGCTATTTATAATGATAATATCTCGCTTCATTCCGTTCAGGAATTCATAAAAGCATTGGGGTCAAGAAAACAGGCCATTAAAAAGGCGGAAAAAGACGCCGCTAAATCATAATGGGAACCATTGGCGAACGCCTTATTAATCCTATGGATTTATTCGGCAAAAAATCAGTATATATAAATAGATGGAAACGGCCCTGTGCTGTTGCATTTATTATCAGCATGCAATTTAAGGAAGTTGCCTCGCTGATTAATGGTGGTATTTTTGAATATACACCTGAAGATAAAAGTAATAAACCAAGTTTTAAACAAATAGTCACTTCATATAAAGGTGAAGATGGGCTATATCATTATGGAGATAAATAAAAATGGCTGAACAAACAGAAGAAATAGAAGAAGTCCTTATCTTAGAAGATAGGCAAACCAAAATTGATAAATTAGTTTCAGATTTAATGGACGGAACTAAAACCCTATCATTTTCATCCCTCAAAGCATTCCGCAATTCCCCTGCTGATTTTATAGATTATTGTTTTCGTGAAAAAAAGCAAACGGATGCGATGTTATTAGGTGTATTAATTCATTGCCTGGTTTTAGAGCCTGATAAATTTCAAGAAAGATACACGGTTATGAACGATTCCGATATTATGGCACAATTGGCAGATAGTGGAAATCCACGCAATACTAAAATATACAGGGAATGGAAAGCGCAATTTATTGCTTCATGCATTGGTGAAACCATAACATTTAAAATGTATCAGCAAGCGCAAATAATTGCCGGCAATATCATCCATAACCGCGCCGCTAAAAAGGTTTTAAGCCTTTGCCCTAACCGGGAGCAAAAAATAGAATGGCAATTCAAAAACTTTGGTTTTCGGGGCTATTATGATGCTGGCGGAGATCGCGCGCGGGTTGATATAAAAAAGGTGCCTGACGCTTCGCCACGCGCTGCACAACGAACAATTATTAATATGTGGTATCATGGTCAGGCCGGGATGTATTTAACCGCTGAGGGGGTTATGTTGCCATTCTATATTATTTGCGCGGACGCTAAGGGTGGTGTTTCAGTTCATAAGATTGATAAATCACTTATTGAACATGCTCTGGAAGAGTATGGTACATTGGTTGATAAATTCAATGAATGTCTTTTAAAAGACGGATTTAACCAATCTTATGACTTTTGGGCTGAAAGTTACGATGGGATTTTTGTTTGCGATAAACCTGCTTACATGTATTAATTATGACCACCCAACAACGCATATCAGCCCTGATCGAATTAGGAATGACATATAATGAGCAATGCCGGGAGTTTTCCGGCTCGAATGGTAAAATAGATCACAATGTGATAAGGATTTTGAGAAAAAATTGGAAAAATTAAAGGAGAAAAAATGAAATGATATTAATTAGTGTAAAATCAAACGTAGTGGACGATAAGCGACAATTCATGTCGGATGATGAAGCGATGAAGTTTTTACTGACCATAAATCGGCTTCATCATGCTCATAGGCGAAAAATTGCAGGTAAAAAGCCAAAGAAGTTGCGCGGTAAAGGGGCAAAAGCCAAAAATGCTAAACTTCTAAAAGAATGGCAATACACACTAGCGACATGCATACAATTGCGTGTCGAAATAATCAATACCAAACAAAATCAATTATCGCTCATATTATGACAATTAAAATCCAACAATCCCAACTATCCGAAGCCTTAAAACTAATCAGCAAGGCAGTTAGCCAAAACAACATAGTCCCGGCTGCTTCATGTATACGGTTCAAAAATACAGGCAATCAGCTCGAATTATCAAGCTGCAATATGCAAGTATCTATGCAGACAACCATTCCTTGTGAATCAACCGAAAGCACCGATATTATTATTCAATCAGGGTTATTAATAGAAACTATATCATCGCTGGCAGATCAGGCGGTAATGCTTGACATTTCGCCGGATAATATCGTAACTATCCGCCACAACTCCGGCACATGCGAAATGCCTATTGAATCAGGTGAAGATTTCCCGTTTATTACCATCGAAACTGATAAAGAGGCCAAAATGCAATCTGCTGATTTATTCGAAGCTATCTACTCAACTGCTTATGCCAGGTATACGGACGAAACCAATTTAAAATTTACCGGCTTGCAGGTCGATTTTGCAAAGGATAAAGCGACTTTTGTAGCGTGTAACTTGTTATTATTATCCGCTTTTAATGTGCCGGGTAAATTCAAAGCAGGCGGTTTACTGATGCCTAAACACGTAACAGATGTTTTAGCCGGGTTGACCTTTCAATCGGATTGCACTATCCGTTATTCTGACAAGTCCATAGGTTTTGAATTTGAAAATGGGCTTGTAATTAAGTCAATGCTGATAGATGACAAATATCCTGATTGGCGGTCAATTGTGCCCAAAAATGATATTATGTGTATTGTGAACCGAACTATTTTGATAAGTTCATTAAAGCGGGTTAATGCGTTTTCGCCTATTAAAATTAAGATTGCTTCAATTTTCGCATCTGCTGGCAAATTTGAGGTGCAATCATCTGACATGAATATGAAGCAATCCGCAAAGGAAACAATTAACGCGGATATGACATCTGATCTGATAATTAATATTAATGTTAATGGTGGTGAATTAGTTGCCGCGTTATCACACATGAGTAGCGAAAACGTAACTTTTTTATATAGCAACCAGGAAACGGCCATGCTGATAAAAGAGGATTTGGAAAGTGAAAATTTTGTGAGCATTATGCCTTTAAAAGCATGACAGAGCAACTATTAATGTTTGATGACGCCCCTGATATTGGTCACAAATTCCCGTACAAATGGACTTTAAAAGATGCAATATTTACTAAAGATAAAGGCAAAGTATTTTCATGCTTTTCTTGTGGTGGTGGCTCAACAATGGGTTATAAATTAGTAGGGTTTGATGTTTTGGGATGCAATGAAATCGATCCTAAAATGATGGCTTGTTATATTGAAAATCATCGT